GATGTACGCGGCGGACACGTCGGTGATCTCCATCCCGCGCCAGGTCGGCAAGACGTACCTGATCGGGTGTATCGCCTTCGCTTTGTGTCTGCGGAATCCGGGCACGACGGTGATCTGGACAGCGCACCGGTTCAAGACTGCCCGCGAGACGTTCACTGCGATGAAGGCGATCTCACGGAAGCCGAGCGTCGCTCCGGAGATCGAGCGGGTGGCGAACGCGAACGGCGAAGAGGGAATCTACTTCGCGAACGGTTCCCGTGTCCTGTTCGGCGCCCGGGAGAACGGGTTCGGTCTGGGTTTCGCCGGCGTCGGTGTGCTGGTTCTGGATGAGGCTCAACGGTTGACGTCGAAGGCGATGGACGACTTGATCCCGACGACGAACGCTCACCCGAACCCGCTGATCTTGATGACGGGGACTCCGCCGCGGCCGACCGACCCGGGCGAGGTGTTCACGATGCTCCGCAAGGAAGCGCTTGCGGGCGAGTCTGAGGGAACCCTGTACGTGGAGATCAGCGCCGACCGCGGAGCCGATCTGGACGACCGGGAGCAGTGGGCGCGGGCGAACCCGTCCTACCCGCACCGGACCTCGGAGCGGTCGATTCTGCGGATGCGGAAGAACCTTGGCCAGGATTCGTTCCGGCGTGAGGCGCTGGGGATCTGGGATGAGTTCTCGAAGCAGTTCTCCCCGATCAATGGCGCGTTCTGGGAGCAGGCCGCGGACGTGGGCCCGTCCGACGGGGCGAAGCCCGTCGGGTTCGCTGTGGACATGTCCCATGAACGGCGGATCTCTGTTGGCGCGTGCTGGGTCGAGGGTGATTCGGCGCACGTTGAGGAAGTCTGGTCCGGGGTCGATGAAGCCGCCGCGGTGGACTGGGTCGAGGATGCCTGGAAGCGGGCGGGCCGGCGCACGAAGGTCGTGATCGACTCGATGTCACCGGCGAACTCGATGATCCCCGGGCTGAAGTCCCGGGGGGTGAATGTTCATGTCGGGTCCGCCGCGGATATGGCGAAGGGCTGCGGCATGGTCGTGTCCGAGCTCGAGGCGGGCCGGTTTACCCACGCCGACCAGGAGTCGGTGAACAACGCCCGCGAGGGGGCCCGTAAGCGCGCCATCGGCTCCGCAGGTGGTTGGGGCTACGACCGCACCGACCCCTCCGTGTATCTGGCTCCCCTGGTGTCCGTGACGCTCGCTCGCTTGGCTGCTTCTCTCGTTGCCCGCAAGCCCCGTTCCGACAATCCGAACCGTGGTAGAGAGGCGGTAGTCCTGTGACCGATCGCCTGCACGTGCCGGGCCTGTCGGACGACGAGATGGAGACTTTGAACCTGCTGGTCGCGCAGTTGGACAACAAGGACCGCAGGAACCGGTTGCGGTCGGCCTATTACGACGGCAAGTACGCGATGCGGCAGGTCGGCACCGTGATCCCGCCCCAGTATGCCCAGCTGGGTCTGGTGCTGGGGTGGTCGGCGAAGGCCGTGGACACCCTGGCGCGCAGGTGCAACCTGGACACGTTCGTGTGGCCAGACGGCGACCTCGCCAGTCTCGGTTTCGACGAGGCTTGGGATCAGAACTTCCTCGCCCAGGAGATCGCCTCCGCGCGGACGGCGTCGCTGATCCACGGGGTGTCGTTCCTGATCAACACCCAAGGGGTTGAGGGGGAGCCGAAGTCGCTGGTGCACGCCAAGGACGCACTCAACGCCACTGGCGAGTGGAACTCCCGCAAACGAGCCTTGGATTCACTGCTGTCGGTAACCTCGAGGGATAAGCAGGACGGCAGGAAGATCACCGGGTTTGTCCTGTACCTGCCGGGTGTGACGATCAGCGGGAACCGTGTCGACGGTGTGTGGCAGACGGACCGATCTACGCATCCGTGGGGTGTGCCGGCGGAACCGATGATCTACAAGCCCCGCACTGGGCGGCCGTTGGGGTCCTCGCGGATCTCGCGGGCGGTGATGTCCCTGCATAACCAAGCGCTCCGGACGGTGATCCGGCTCGAGGCGCACATGGACATTTACGCGATCCCGAAGATGGTCCTGCTGGGCGCGAACGAGGCGATATTCAAGAACGCTGATGGCACGATGAAGACGTCGTGGCAGGTCGTCATGGGGCGCGTGTTCGGCATCCCGGACGACGAGGATGCCGCTTCTGACCAGCTGGCTCGGGCGGACGTGAAGCAGTTCTCGGCGGAGTCGCCTGAGCCGCAGATCACTGCGTTGAAGCAGCAGGCGATGCTGTTCTCCGGGGAGACGTCGATCCCGCTGTCTTCTCTGGGTGTGTCGGACATGTCGAACCCGACCTCGGCGGACTCCTACATCGCGTCTCGTGAGGACCTGATCGCGGAAGCTGAGGGAGCGACCGACGACTGGTCCCCGTCGCTGCGGCGGATGATGCTGCGGGCATTGGCGATCCAGAACGGCATGGACGAAATCCCCTCTGAGTGGCAGTCGATCGCCCCGAAGTGGCGGTCCCCGCTGTACATCTCCCGCGCTGCCGCGGCGGACGCCGGCCTGAAGCAGCTGCAGGCGATCCCGTGGCTCGCCGACACCGAGGTCGGTCTGGAGCTTCTTGGTCTGGATGAGCAGCAGATCCGCCGTGCTCAGGCTGACCGCCGCAGGGCCGCCGGCCGGGGTGTCCTGGACGCCCTCCGCCAGCGCGCCGCGGTTCCAGAAGTCCCGGTGACCGATGACGACGGCCAGTGAGGCACGACAGGGTCTCGTCGACCTAACCGCTCTCGCGAAACGCGACCTCGATAGGCTGTGGACGCAGATCAGCGACCTACCACCAGTCCAGGTGCGCGAAGCGCTCGTGGACGTCCTTCCCGTGATCGCCGACGAGTACGGGTTGGCAGCGGGCGCCCTCGCAGCCGACTGGTACGACGATGAACGCGACCGGGCAGGCGTCGGCGGATCGTTCACGGCCGAGCCGGTCGAACTTCCAGACCAGGAGCGGTTCACTTCGCTCGCCGTGTGGGGAACATCCCCCCTGTTCTCCGAGAACCCCGACCCCCAATCGTCCCTGTCGCTCGTAGCCGGCGGACTTCAGCGGGCCATCGCGGACGCGCACCGATTGACGGTGGTCGAGTCGACCCAGAACGACCCCCAGGCCACGGGCTGGAGACGGATAGGGGTCGGAGAAAACTGCGGGTTCTGCCGCATGCTGATCGGCCGCGGCGCTGTCTACACCGAGGCGTCAGTGACGTTCCGCAGCCACGACAACTGCAACTGCGCAGCCTCCCCAACATGGGCGGAGAACGTCGTGAAGATCTCCCGGGAACCTTTCCAGCAGTCGCAGAAGAACCGCAGCGACGAGACGAAGAAGCGCGACAACGAACGCGCCTACGCGTTCATCGCGGAGCACGCATAGACCACCCCGATCAGGGGCTTACGCCGACGCTGAGCGGTCAATCAGCGGAGCTAGGAGGAACCATGTCCGACCAGAGCGCGTCGCAAGCAGCCGGTAACGAAGGCGGAACCACGGCTCCCGCCAGCGACGAGTTCAAGCCGATCACGTCTCAAGACGACCTGAACCGCGTAATCGCCGACCGTGTAGCAAGGGAACGCGCCAAATACGCGGACTACAAGGACGTCAAGGCGAAGGCGGCCAAACTTGATGAGATCGAGCAGGCCAACAAGTCCGAGCAGGAGAAGTTCAACGAGCGCATCGCGGCTCTCGAGAAGGAGAATCAGACCATCCGGTCCGAGGCTCTTCGCTCGAGGATCCAGGCGAAGTTCTCGATCTCCGACGAAGACGCGGAACTCTTCCTCACTGGCACCGACGAGGACTCCCTGACCCGACAGGCCGAGCGCCTGGCCGCACGGGAGTCCGACCGCAAGAAGAAGGGCAACGTCGCACCCAAGGAAGGCGCGGCGACGCCATCGGCCGGCAACGACGACATGCGCGAGTTCGCGCGCAACCTGTTCGGCGCCGCTGACTAACCCCTGAAAGGAAACCACGATGGTTGCTCTCGCAACTTCGTCGCTGACCATCCCTAAGCAGAAGCTCGAGCCGTGGCTCGGGAAGATCAAGAACGGCTCCGCCGTCGCGGCCCTGTCCGACTCGACCCCGATGACCTACGGCGAGGGAGAGACCTGGACGTTCAGCATCGGCGAGGCCGAGTACGTCGGCGAAGGCGCGCAGAAGGGCGCCTCGACCGTCACGCCGACCACCAAGACGATCAAGCCGTTCAAGTTCCACAAGACCCTCCGCTTCAACGAGGAAGTCCTGTGGGCCGACGAGGACCGGCAGCTCGGCTTCATCGACGACATCCTGGCCGAGATCCAGCCGGCGTTGTCCCGGGCCCTGGACTACGGCGTGTTCCACGAGATCAACCCGACCGGCGGTGCGGTGGTCGCGGCCATGAACGGCGGTCTCACCGACACCACCAACACCGTCGAGTACGTCGGTACTGGCGCCGGCGCCCAGAAGCCCTACGTGAGCCTCGACGCCGCGGACGCGCTCGTGCTCGCCGACGGATACATCCCGCGCGACATCGCTCTGGACCCGTTCTACGCCGCGAAGTTCACGGCTCTCCGGGGAGTGAACTCGGAGCAGAAGCTGTACCCGAACTTCGTCCTCGGAACCGAGGTGTCTGAGCTCGACGGTCACCGTGCTTCGGTGTCGAACACGGTCCGGGCCCTCGGCGTCGCCGCGGTCGCGACGAACATCATCGGCTTCGTCGGTGACTTCTCCGCGATCCGGTGGGGTGTCCAGAAGTCCATCGGCCTCGAGCTCATCCGCTACGGCGACCCGGACGGTGGCGGCGACCTGAAGCGCAACAACCAGGTCGCGTTCCGCGCGGAGGTCGTGTACGGCTGGGGTATCGCCGACCTGAACGCCTTCGCCAAGGTCACCGACGCGGTCACGGAGGCCTAGTCATGGCCGACATGAAGACGGTCCGTGGCACCCTCAACGGCGCCACGGTCGAGACCAGCGAAGAGAACGCCAAGCGGCTCGGATCGGCCTTCGTGCCGGAGGGCTCCACCGAGCCGGCCCCCGAGGGCTACAGCACGATGAAAGTCGACGCCCTGAAGGCGGAGATCGCGAAGCGCAACGAAGGCCGCGAGGAAGCCGACCTGCTGTCCGACGAGGGACTCAAGGCCGACCTGATCGCGACCCTCGAGGCCGACGACAACAAGTGACAGACAGGGGGTGATCCTGTGGCTGAGATCATCAGAGTTACCGACCTTCCGGCTTCCCTGCAGTCGGTCGAGCTGATCGATGTGATGGTGGACGGCGCGAACGCGAAAGCGTCACGGATCGCCCCTTGTCTCGCCTCGACCGACCCGGCACCAAACGCAGACCAGTTGGCCGAGGCGATCCTGATCCTCATCGGCACCGTGAAACGGTGGGCTGAGGCAGGGTCGGGGGCGTTGCAGCAGCAGACTGCGGGACCGTTCTCGCAGACCCTGGACACTCGCCAGCGGCCCGGGTTCAACATGTGGCCGTCGGAGATCGAGCAACTGCAGGCGATCTGTGCCACCGAGAAGGCGGGCGCGTTCTCCATCGACACCGCGCCGGAGTCGTCGATCCACCTGGCGTGGTGCGCGGATTCCCTGGGAGCGGAGTACTGCTCCTGCGGCGCCGATATCGCTGGGTACCCGATCTACGAGCTGGGCTGATGCAGACCATCGGCCACGCCGCCTATCAGGCAGGCGAGGAAGACGCTCACGGCAACCCTGTGGACTCGTGGGCCGACCCGGTGAACGTCGCTGTGTATGGATACGGGCCGCGGTATGACTCGACCGAGCCTGGCGGGACCCAGGTGATCGTGGGTCTGCAGGTGTTCGCACCCAAAGATCTCGAGGTCGATCCCCGGGACCAGTTCGTTGTCGAAGGCCTCAGGTACGACGTGGACGGCGAGGTCGGTGACTGGACGACGGGGCCGTTCGGGTTCCAGCCCGGGATCGAGCTCAACCTGAAGCGGGTTGAAGGAGGCACCTGATGGCCAAGGTCCGCGTGGATTGGGATCGGCGGGAGTCCGAAGCGATCCTGAAGAACGAGGTGACCCGGCAAGAACTGGAGCGGCGCGCCAACCTGATCCTGTCCGCGATCAACCACGAAGGCTACGACGTCGCCTCGAGTACCGGTCAGAACCGGGCCCGTGCTGCGGTGATCACGGTGACCCAGTACGCGCGCAGGTCGAACGCCATCCACAACACGCTCGTCAAGAACATCGGCGCCGGCCGTGGCTGAGGCCGTCCTGTTCGGGGATACCGAAGCCGCCGTGATCGCCTGGCTGAAACCTCTGATAGCTCCCGTGAAGGCCTCAACTGAGGTCCCCAGTACGCGGCCCACCGAGTTCGTGAAGGTGTCTCTCACTGGAGGATCCGACCCGAACTTAGTTACCGAGTGGTCTCAACTGACATTCGAGTGCTGGGCTGCGGACTCGGTTCGGGCCCTCCAGATCTGCCGATCGCTGAAGGCTCACCTGAAGGCAATGGCAGGCGAAACAGTAAACGGTGTGTTTGTCCGAAAGGTTCGCACCGTCGGAAATCCGACGGACTTTGACGACCCAGCCACCAACCTTCCCCGTTACCAGTACACCGCGGAACTGAACTGCCGCTTCGTGTCCATAGGAGTTGACTGATGGCCTTCGTCCAGCATCCCGCCTTCCCCGACGACGCCCCGCTGTCCGTCGACAACCCGGACGACTGGGCCGAACAGGGGTGGGTGGTGCTCTCGGAGAAGGAAGCCGCCGAAGTGGACCCGACCGTCACTGCCCGGCCGGCCGGGAACGCCTCACGCGAGGAGTGGATCGACTACGCCATCTCCGCGGGCGCCGACCAGGACGTGGTGGCGAACATGACGCGCGACGAGATCCGCGACACGTTCTAACCGACCACCTTCCGGCGACGGGAGGTTGCAGTAAATCCATGAGGGCCTGCGCACTCACATGGAAGGCAACACAATGGCCAACACCGTCGCCAATGTCGCGGTCGGCAAACCGAAGGTCACCGGCGGTGCCTTCCGTGCGCCGCTCGGCTCGGCGCTCCCCACTGACTCATCCGCCGCCCTGGATGTCGCGTTCAAGGGTCTCGGGTACGTCGGGGAGTCCGGGGTCGAGTTCAGCCCGACCCGCTCAACTGACAAGAAGAAGGCCTGGGGCGGCGACATCGTCAAGGTACTCCAGACCGAGTACTCCGAGACGTGGCAGTTCACGCTCATCGAGTACCGCAACGCCGAGGTCCAGAAGACCGTGTTCGGCGACGACAACGTCACCGTTACCGCCGCCACCGTGTCGACCGGCACGAAGCTATCGATCAAGCACAACGGCGACGTTCTGCGAAACGAGTCGTACGTGTTCGAGATGTTCGAGGGTGAAGGCACCAGCCGTGTCGTTCTCCCGAACGCTCAGGTGATCGAGGTCGGCACCGTGTCGTACGTCGACGAAGAGGTCATCCAGTACCAGGTGACCGTGGAAGCGTTCGAGGACGCCTCCGGTAACAACTCCTACGAGTACACCGACGACGGCGTCTTCGCGCCGTAACCGGCCCCCGCCTCCCGCAGTACCCTGCGCAGGCCCCTGCGGGAGGCGGGTCAACTCACGTCCGGGCCTGCACGAACCGAAGGGCCAGCGCACCCATGACCGCTGCACCACGCAAACCGCAGGACCACAAGCCGAAGAAGACCGCGATCTACGAACTGAAGTTCGACGGCGAGGTCTACCCCAGCAAGAACGTGCACGAGACGATCACGCCCGGGTTCATGCGCGCCAACCGCCGGCGCGAAGAGGTCGACGCGTTCTTCACGATGGTCGAGGCGCTGTGGGACCGTGAGGTTCTCGAGAGCACCGTCGACAAGATGAGCAACGACGAGTTCTCCGAGTTCATGAAGGACTTCTACCGCTGGATGGAGGTCGAGCGGGGGGAATCCTAGGCCTCCTGGCTCTGATCGATGAGCACGGGGAGGCGCTCGAATTCGACCTCATCTCCCTCCCGGGGAGGTTGAGGCTGCGGGATCTCGGGACCCACCGTTTGCCGTGGCGGGACCTGCTGGTGATCGTGAAACACCTTCCGAGGTCGTCGGCTCTGATGCGGGAACTGCTCGGCAAGGACCACGAGTGGGACCTGGCAAATCAGCTGCGCGCCGCGGAAGTGGACGTTCTGCGGATCGCGAACTGGCAGCGCACCAAGGACGCCGAGAAGGGCAAGAACCCTCCAGACCCCATTCCCCGGCCAGGGGTCGCGCCGCCGCGCAAGCAGTACACGGCGGTGTCAATGGAAGAGATGCGCCAACGGCTGGAACGCAGGAAAGCCAACTGAAGACAGGGAGGTGCCGCGATGGCCACCGAGCTCGGTGTCGCGTACATCTCCCTCCTTCCGGAGATGCGCTCGTTCCGCCCCGCCGCGGAGAAGGGCATGGACCGGGTCGGGAAGGGTGTAGCGACCCGGTTCGGTGTCGGGTTCAACGGCGCCATCGGGTCGATCGTGTCCCGGTCGGCGGGGATCTTCGCCGCCGGGTTCGCCAGTGTGAAGATCGGCGGTTTCCTGAAGGATGCCATCGCCCAAGCCTCGGACCTGGGCGAGACGACCTCTAAGGTGTCGCAGATCTTCGGGCCCGCCGCGAAGGACATCATCAACTTCTCGAAGACGTCCTCCACGGCCTTGGGGCAGACCCAGCAGGCCGCCTTGGATGCGAACGCGACGTTCGGCATTTTCGGGAAGGCCGCGGGGCTTCAGGGCAAGGAACTGTCGGGGTTCACGACCCAGCTGACGACACTGGCCTCGGATCTGGCGTCGTTCAACAACACCTCCCCTGAGCAGGCGATCGAGGCGATCGGCGCGGCGCTCCGCGGCGAGACCGAGCCGATGCGCGCCTACGGCGTCCTGCTGGATGACGCGTCACTTCGCCAGGAGGCCCTCGCGCAGGGGCTGATCAAGACCACGAAGCAGGCCCTGACCCCGCAGCAGAAGGTGCTGGCGGCGCAGGCGCTGATCATGAAGCAGACCACCACGGCCCAGGGCGACTTCGCCCGAACCTCCGGTGGACTGGCGAACCAGCAGCGGATCCTGACTGCGCGGTTCAGCGACTTCAAGACCAGCATCGGAGCGATCGCTCTCCCGTTGGCGACGCGGTTCTTCGGGTTCCTCAACGAGAGAGCGATCCCGGTCCTCACCGAGATCAGGGGTGGGTTTGTCGCGTTCTTCGCCGCCTTCAAGGCCGGCGACGGGGACATCACTTCCTCCGGGTTTCCCGGCTTCATGGAGAAGCTCGGGTTCCACGCCCGCACGACGTTCGACTACTTCAAGGCCGAGGTGCTGCCGCGGCTGAAGGATTTCGGCGGTTTTGTGAAGACCGAGGTCGTCCCCGCGCTGAAGGACATGGCCGGGTTCGTTTCGAAGAACCGCGACTTCTTCGTGCCATTCGCCGGGGCGATCGTGGCGATCGTGGCAGGCCTGAAGGCGTGGGCGATCATCCAGGGCGTCCTGAATGTCGTGCTGGCGGCCAACCCAATAGGGCTGGTGGTGCTCGCGATCGCGGGACTCGTGGCTGGACTCGTATGGGCGTACCGCAACAGCATCGAATTTCGCAAGGTCGTGGACGCCGCCTTCAAGGTCGTCGCCGCTGCTGCGAAGTTCATGTGGGATGTCGTGATCAAGCCGCTGCTGGGGCTGTTCGTCGACCAGCTCAAGAAACTTTGGCTCTCGGCGCAGGACATGGCGACCAAGATGTCCGCCGCCTGGGGCGCGATCAAGGAACCTGCCCGGGTCGCGATCAAGTTCGTGATCGACAAGTTCCTCGACATGGTCGAGCTGGTTCTCAAGGGAGCAGCGAAAGCGTTCGGCTGGGTGCCCGACCTCGGCGACAAGCTGAAGAACGCGGCGACCGAGTTCGGGAAGTTCAGGACGAGCGTCAACAAGGCCCTCGACGGGATCGACGACGAACCGGTCGACATCAAGGTCGGTCTGGCCTACACGCAGGCGCTGGGGCAGCGGACCAAGCAAATGAAGTTCGCCGCCGGTGGCGGGGTGTTCGGGGGAACTCCGGGCAAGGACTCCGTCCCGGCTCTGCTGATGCCTAACGAGCATGTCTGGACCACGAAGGAAGTGGCGGCAGCCGGCGGGCACGGCGCCATGCACAGGATGCGCCAAGCGGCCCTGCGCGGCGAGCTCCGCGGTTACGCCAGCGGCGGGATGGTCATCAACCCGCTGCTTCCATCGAGCCGACGACTTCAGTTGCTGGCGAACGCAGCCGCGGGGGACGTCGACCACATCGGGACGAACGTGGCTGCCGCGATCGCGAAACAGCTCGCGGCACAGGCCATGGGGCCTGTCGGTCCTCCTGGGGCAAGGAAGTCGTTCCGTGGGGTGACGCTGAATCAGCGCACGATCTCGATGCTGCTGAACGCCGAGCGGATCCTCGGCCGCGCGTTCCACATCACCCAAGGTTCCTACTCCACCAGGGTTGCCGCATCAGGCTCCACTCACGCGGGTGGCGGTGCGATGGACACTAACGGTCCCGGCGGCTGGGGTGCTGCGGTCGCCGCGCTCCGGAAGGCCGGATTCGCCGCTTGGTACCGCTCACCCTCGCAGGGGCCGTGGGGTCCACACATCCACTCGATCGCCCGCGGGGACTCTTCGGCGTCCGCGGCAGCGAAGGCGCAGGTCCGGGACTTCGAGCGCGGCGGTGACGGTCTGGCCGGTATGGCGGGGGGAGGCCGGGTCCTCCCGAAGGCGCTGTCGTTCGACTCCGGCGGACTTCTGCCGACCGGATATTCGCTAGTCCACAACGGCACCGGGGCCCCTGAACCTGTTGGTCATGACGTGCTGCGCGTGGGCGACCTGGACGGGATGAGGATCGAACTGGACACCGGCGAGACCACTCTCACCGGACACATCCGGCTCACCGCCAGGGAAGAGATCAGGTCGGCCAACAAGCAGTTGAAGCGGCGCGTGGGGAGCGGACAGACATGGGCCTGATCGCCACCTACAACCCCGACCTGGGGCGTATCGAGCTCGCCGGCACCTCCCTCGGAGCGGGGGCGACGTACGCGGTGTTCGACCGGACCCTGAACAGCGTCACGTACACCACGGTCCGGGGCGGATCCGATGGCACCACTACTGCAGGCTCTGCGGCGGTGGATGACTACGAGTTCCCTGTCGGAGTACTGGTGACGTACCGGGTGCGGTCCTACAACGCCTCGGACGTGCTGCAGACCACCTTCACTACCACCATCACCCAGAATGTGGACGAGGTGTGGGTGAAGGTTCCGGCCCGACCGTTCCTGAACATGCCTGTCACCGTCACGGGCGTTGGTGAAGTGACCCGGCCGGCCAGGAACGGCGTGTTTCAGGTGTCGGGCCGCTCCTTTCCGGTGGCTGTGTCGGATGCTCGCCAGTCGCGGCAGTTCCCGATCGAGGTGATGACGGAGACCCCCACGGAGGCGGAAGCGTTCGATTTCCTGCTGATGTCCGGGGAACCGATCTACCTGCAGGTGCCGACCGGGTTCCCGGTTCCGTCCGTGTATGCGGTGATCGGGGACGTGACTATCACCGAGCCTGCCCGCGGGGACCCGACGAGACTGTTCACGCTTCCGTTGGTGGAGGTCGCGCAACCGGGACCGGACATCATCGGCACCACGTACACGATCCAGTCGATGCTGAACGAGTACGCCACGATCTCCGCCGTGATGGCGGGGAATGCCACGATCCACGACCTGCTCGAACGTGTCGGGTCCCCTTCGGAAGTTCTGGTGCCGTGAGGCCGGTCTCGGCCAAGTTCCTGCGGACGCTCAGGGGCAGCCACAAGGCGATCTTCCGTGCCCGGGTGTGCGACACGTTCCAGACCGGCAACAACCCGACCGGGACCGAGATCCCGATCCTGGCCGGCGACATCACGGCTTCGGCGTCGGCTAACATCCGCGCGACTCTCTCGATCACCACGTCGGAAGGTTGGCCGCGGGACGCGGCGGATCTGCTGGCGCCGTACGGGAACGAGATCTTCGTAGAGCGTGGCATCGAGTTCGGCGACGGCCAGTCGGAATGGATCGGTCTCGGCTACTACCGGATCAACAATCCCGAGCAGGACCAGACCCCTAACGGTCCGGTGGAGATTTCGGCGTCTGACCGGATGGCGGGGATCATCGACGCCCGGTTCCTGTCCCCTCGGCAGTTCCCCTCATCTGCCTCCAGGGGGCAGGTGGTGGAGACCCTGATCAAAGAGGTGTATCCGTCGGCGTTGATCGATTGGGACGACCCGGTTGTGCGGGACGCGCCCTTGGGCCGGACGATCGTGGCGGAACGGGACCGATACCAGACCCTTCATGACCTGGTCACGTCTCTGGGGAAACTCGGCTACTTCGACCACAACGGTGTGTTCGTGGTCCGTTCCGGTGCCACGGTCACGGGCGAACCGGATTGGACGATCGACGCTGGCCGTGACGGGGTTTTGATCAAGATGTCGCGGGCGATCACCCGGGACGGCATCTACAACGTGGTCGTGGCGTCCGGTGAGGCGACGGACACCGCCCCTCCGTCGTGGGCCGCTGTGGCTGACTTGTCGGCCACTTCCCCGACCCGGTACGGGGGGCCGTTCGGTCCGGTTCCTCGGTTCTACACGTCGCCGTTCATCACCACCACCGCACAGGCGAGGTCTGCTGCGTCGGTGCTGCTGCGGAAGTCGCTGGGGCTGCCGTACCAGGTGGGGTTGGAGGCGGTCCCGAACCCGGCTTTGGAGCCTGACGACGTGATCAAGGTCCGCTACCCGGCGGGTCCTTTGTCGTTGAGGTCGGAGGTTCACATCATCGACTCGGTGACGATCCCCCTCGACGTGAACAGTCCGGTGAGTTTACGCACCCGTAAGCAGTACGGCGAAGACATAGGAGATGTGACAGGTTGATCAACGACGACACCAGCAGGTTGTTCGCTCCGGACCCGAGCAGGCCCGCGGGGGTGGTGCTGGGGCAGGGGATCGTTCAGGCGTGGGATCCGGACACGGGCGAGAACGAGGTTCAGTTCGCCGGCGGGACGCTGGTGAACATCCCGTCGCTGATGGGTGAGGCTGCGAACCTGGCCGCTGGGGATGTTGTTGCGATGGCGGTGTCCGGTGACCGGATGCTGGTGCTGGGCAAGGTCACCACCCCCGGCGACCCGGGGACGGTGCCGACCTGGAACGCCGACCTCACCGCGCTCGCTCCACTGACCGAGCTGGCCGCGATCACCACGGGCACCACGATCATGGGTGCCACGAACGTCACCACGGACCCCGGTGACGGTGCGCATGTCGTGGTCAATGACCCCGCGTACCCGGGCCAGATCGTTCTCTACAGCGGGAACTCCAATGAAGTCGTGCCAGCGCGGATCCGTCCAATCCTGAGCGACGGGAATTTCGGTGCACTGGAGTTCCGGAGCCCCAGCACCAGCGGCCCAGACGCCTACGCATACATGGAGATGGACGGCTACGAGGACGGTCACACGTCGATCACGACCGGAGCGGAGATCTACCGGATCGAGGCCGACAGCATCACCTTGCAGGGCGACGAGGTCAGGATCGGAGCCGATATCGGCGACCGCGTGACTATTGTCGGCAACACTGTCACCGATGCGGACCTGTCGTCGCTCACGAACACGTTCCCGACCTTCCCCTACTACTACGGGTACCTGAACGCGAGCCAGAGCATCCCGCACAACACCGCGACCAAGGTCACCGGATGGGTCGCGGACGGCACCCCGAACAACTCTGAGATCACCCACTCGGCCGGGAACTTCACTATCCCGAGAGACGGCCGGTACCGGCTGCGCGCACAAGGATGGTGGGCGCTGAACGCCGGACCCGCAGGGTTCCGCACCCTGCAATGGATCCGCGTCTCCCCGAACACGGGACTCGTCAGCGACACCACACCACCATCCGCGACATCCGCGACCCCGAACTTCGCCGAGAAGACCGTTCGCCTGGCCGCGGGAGAGCAGGTGTTCGTGCAGATGGTGCAGACCCAAGGCGTCGCGGTCAACCTTGTCGGCTCAAACCCTGACATCACCTACGCCCAGATCGAATGGGTCGGACCCTGAGGAAAGAGGCTGACTGATGGCGGACACCACCCCGGTCTACGGGTTCCCCTTCCTCGAACTAGCCGACCCACCCGACCTGGCCTCAGCCACCGAAGACCTCGCGGGCGCGGTCGAAACCAAGTTCGTCAGCGTCGACGCCGCGATCTCTTCGATCAACGGGCTCTCGACCGCCATCGCAACCGAATCCACGACGCAGCCCGCGTACTCCAGCACCACCTTCACCGCTGGATCTCAGGTGTGCGGCGTGGCCTTCACCGCACCACCGTCAGGCATGGTCGTCGTTCACTGGAAGGCGTACTTCCAGGCCGCGATCAACGACAAGATGTCGTTCGTGGGCTGCGAGATCCGCACCGGCGCTGCTATCAGTTCCGGGACAGTCGTGGTTGCCGCGAACAGCACCGACGCGATCGCCATCGGCGGCACGGTGACCAGCGGAGTACCCGTCCGCCTGAAAGGCGCGACATACAAACTGATCACCTCACTGACCCCCGGTTCGGCCTACCACGCCCGGCTCATGTACCAGACCGAGACCGGCGGCAACATCACCGTCTTCACACGCGAGGTCATGGTCGTTCCGCAACTCTAGGAGGTGAACGGGTGGACTCGCCCCGGCCCACCCAGGAGCAAATCGATGACCTGAGAAACGAGATCGCCGAACTCCGCGAAGAGGTCCAGGCGATCGAAGGTGCGCTCAACGCGCTCGTCGTGGTGTACGGCGTACGTCGCCTGCCACCTCCTGGGGACGACCGTGAGCGCTGACTGGGGAGGTGTCCGTGGCTGATGAGCCAACTCTCGGCGAGATCGGCCGTGGTCTTGAGTCCCTGCGCAGAGCGATGGATCAACTCTCCGGCAAGGTGCTCACGGTCGAAGTGTGGAAAGCCGAACGAGAAGCGATGGAGTTCCGGATCCGCGAAACCGAAAAGGACATCGCCACCCTGGAGGCGAAGACCTCGGCAGACCGGGACAAGCGGGAGCTGGAGAAGCAGGACCAGGACAGCCGCGCCAAGGCTCTGCGGACCCAGTTCGTGTTCGCGATCCTCACCGCAGTGATCGCTCCGATCCTCGTCGGCATCGTGCTCGCCGCGACATTGAAGGGCTGAAGTCATGGACCGTCGCAACGTCGTCACGCCAGTCCTGCTGGCCGTGCTGTGTTCGATGATTCTGGCGGTCGTCGTGGGCGGCGGTGCGTTCTTTTGGAACGAGCTCGAGCAGACCAAGCGTGACAACGCCGCACTTGCCGCCCAGGTCCGATCCCTCGGCGGGCATCCGGTTGCGGAAGGCAAGCCCGGAGCCCCAGGCGAACCAGGGCCGCGGGGGGATCGCGGTCCACAAGGAACCCGTGGGC